CAACACAAAGATCTGCAACCAGTCCAGTAGAGCAATTTACAGAAAAGTTAAATTATCGTTTACGAGGTAGATCTTTTGCTTTAAGAATTGATTCCACATCACTGGGAACAAAATATAAATTAGGTACACCTAGAGTAGACATAAGACAGGATGGTAGACGCTAATGCTTATAACCAGTATTCCTCAATATATTCAAGGTGTAACAAACGCAAAGGTAGATTTAACCACAACGGATCTTACAACTTTGTTTACAGTTCCTAGTGATGCCGATTTTAATGCGGCTATTGTTAACTCCATATTAGTATCAGAAGATAGTGGCAATGCAGATACAATAACAGTGCAACTTGTTAATGGTGGTGATACCTTTAGTTTATTTAAAGTCAAAACTGTAGGAGCTAATACAACTATAGAATTACTTTCAAAAGATTTGATATTACAAAGTGGAGAAGTATTAAAAGTGCAGGCCGCAACTGCAAACAGATTACATGTTGTTGCTAGTATTCAAGAACTATCGAAGACAAGAGTGACAACAAGTGCGTTATCTAGAATATAACATTGAACAAAAGTGTAATTATTGATAGAGTATTGAATCATGGGAATATTTAAAAGTTTTACAAAGATTCTTAAAAAAGCAGCACCAATCATAGGTGGCAGTATTGGTTTTGCTATTGGTGGTCCACTTGGTTCTGCTGCCATAGGTTCTGCTTTGGGTGCAGGTATAGGCTCACTCGCTGCAGGTGCCGATACAGATGACGCATTGAAAGCGGCACTTCTTGGTGGGATTGGTGGATACGCTGCAAGTGGTGGTAAATTATTCACGGCTGCTGCACCAAGTGCCACGGCTGCTAGTGGCACACAAGCTGTCACAAGTTCAGTTACTGGAAATCCAGTTGGTGGTACGGTTGGTGCAGGTCCGTTTCCAGCAGTTACGTCAGCGCCAGATCCCACATTTTTTCAAAAAGCAGTAGATTTTGCTAAAACTCCTACTGGCATGGCAACTATTGGTGGTATTGGAACTTTAGCTGCACTTGGTACAGAAGAACCAAAACAAGAAGAATTTAAACAAAGACCAGACCCAGTTGGTGAATCTAGATTAGGTCTTGGCTTTATAGGCGATAAGAGTTACAATCTAGATGACGATGAAGAAAGAAAAGAATATTTCAAAGACCTAGCAGATAGACAAGGTATCATGACTGCTGCAGGTGGTGGTGAAGTTGAAGGGCCTGGGACAGGCACAAGTGATTCTGTACCAGCGAGACTATCAGATGGTGAATTTGTACTGACTGCAAAAGCAGTTAGAGGTGCAGGTGGAGGAGACAGAGACATCGGAGCTGCAAGAATGTATGAGATGATGTCTGAACTAGAGAGGGTCGCATAATGGCTACAGCAACACAAGAACAGATAGTAAGATTAGCACCGTTCCAAGAGCAGTTTTTAGCAGATATATTTAAGAGTGCAGAGAATCTAACACAAGAAGGCTCATCCATGCCTTTTTCTGCTCAACAGTTAGCAGGACTTTCACAAGGACAAAGAGACGCAATATCAAGAGCTACCACAGGCGTAGGTTCTTTCGAGCCTTTTCTTCAAAGAGGAGCAGAGGCGATTGGTCAAGGTATTGGACAGTTAGGAACTGCACAACAAAGAGTTGCTGCAGCGGGAATAGATCCAACTAGTTATCAACAATTTATGAATCCTTTTACAGAGGATGTCATAGCTACGACACAAGCAGACATAGCAAGACAAGGTGCTATGCAGCAGAATCAATTAGGTGCAAGTGCCGTGGGCGCTGGTGCATTTGGTGGATCAAGACAAGGTATTGCACAAGGTGAGATTGCAAGAAATGTCATGGATCAACAAGCAAGAACTGGTGCACAGTTAAGATCACAAGGTTTTGCACAAGCACAGAATTTAGCACAACAAGCAGCACAACAACAGTTAAGACAAGCACAACTTACTGGACAGTTGGGTCAAACTGTCGCGGGTCTTGGTACACAAACCGCGGCTCTTGGTCAGCTAGGACAACAGATGGGTGTACAAGATGTAAACACATTGCTTGGCATAGGTGGTCTGCAACAAGGTCAATCACAAAAAGAGTTTGATGTTGCAAGAGCTAATCAGTTAGCTCAACAAGCATTGCCGTTCCAGAGAATAGGATTCTTATCTGATATATTCAGAGGTGTCCCCGCACTGCAACAAACTGTATCAAGAACAACAACTCCACCACCAAGCAGAGGATCACAACTTCTTGGATTAGGAATCGCGGGTCTTGGAGCAGTTGGTAGTGCAGGTGGTTTTGGTAACTTTTTTAGTGGGTCTCCAGTAGGAAGAGCATAATGATAAGAAACGTATTCGACAGACCAATGTTTAAGCCAATGTTTAGGGTGCCTGGTGTAGATAATAGACCCTCTGGCATCATGGCTTCTGGACCGCAGTTAATGCAGGCCTCTTTTGATCCGTTTAAACCATCTCAATTTTCTATTATTGGTAAGGCTCAAGCAATGGAAAAAGAAGGTGAGAGAAAAGACGATCCAACATTTGATGCAGCCACAGATATTGCAAAAGAGATAGAAGAAACAAACAAAAGAGTATTGCAAGACGCACAAGATCCTCAAGGAGATACTCGTGAAGAGGAACCAACAGGTGATGCCGCTACATTGTTTGCAGAAGATGAAGCAGATGACCGTGAAGAGGAACCAACAAGTGATGCCGCTACATTGTTTAAGAGAGATATTCCAGGACTAACTTTAGATAAAACTAAACAGAATGTGAAAGAACTATCTGGTCAAATACAGAATCTTTATAACAATTACACCACTGATCTAGAAAATTTAGGCAACAGAGATATTTTTGGCACAACCATGAATGAATCAGTAGCAAACTACAGAGAGGCTTTGGGTAAAAAACCAAAGGAATTAGACTTTGCAGATGTTAAGGATGATGTGTTTGAACTTCTTGGTTACAACAGAGAAACACTTGATGAAAATCTGTCTAAAGATCAACAGTCTGCTATTTGGTTGAATGTAATGAGAGCCGGTCTTGCAGTTGCTGCGGGAGAAAGCGACAACGCTCTAGCTAACGTAGCCAAAGGCTTTGGTATAGGTCTTGAGGGTTACGGAAGAGACATGAAAGACCTCACAGATGATTACAGAGAAGATGTGAAAACATATACAACTACTGCATACACCATGTTGAAAGATGCCAAGGCAGAGGAACTTGCAAAGAATACGTTAAATTTACAGAGGGCAGCTTCAGAGTTTCAGATAACAAGTCAGTTCTTTGGTCAAGAAAGAGAGAACTTATTGAGTCAACTTAACAGAGAAGTGGCTCTTAGAAACATGAAGATAAATACTTTAAAAGCGTTCTCTGAGTTAGAGTTTGAAAAACAGAAGTTTGATATCAGTCAAGATCAATTTGAAGAGTCACAAAAAATAGCTTTTCAAAAAATAAAGATGATGGAAGATCCATTGATACAAGGAGCTATCATTGATGGATATGTTGAACTTATTGATCCAAGTAAACCTGCAACGTCTGATAACTTAAAACCAACTCAGAAATTTAAAGAAAGTAACAAAAGTTTACTAGATATATTAAAGAAACAATCTACTACAGCAAAGTTAACTCAATCACAAGTGGCTGAAACAAAATACGGAAAAGCACCCGCGTTTGGAATAACTTATGTTGGAGATACATCAAAGATTCCCGACTCACTTAAAGAGATAGTTGGACAAAGAGTCAATGCTCTTGCTGCAAGTGGATCTGGTTACAATAAAGCTCTCTCTGGTGATACAGGTGCTTTAGGTGCAGGCAGTGCGTTAGCTCAAGTAATTAGTGCATTTGATGGTATTAATGATGCTCGAGTAAAAATTGATTTTAATAAATTAAATCCTGTGATTAAAGCAGCAATCAAAGAAGGAGAGGGAGATGCTTATGAAATATTTAGGGACAACCTCTCTAAGTTTATAAGTATTCCTAGCATACAGCCCAAGGGTAACTAATGTATACATACAGAGTCGGTAATGAAGACTACACCTTTGCAGAGGAAATAGGACAAGAAGAAGCAGAGAGAAGAATTAACGCATTAACTTCTCCTCCTAGTGATAAAGGTCCACGGTACGAGGGTTTTTTTACAGAAGCCGCAGAGGGTGCTTTATCTGGTGTAACAAAAATACCAGAAGGTATTATTTCAACTGGAACTCTAATATCAGATGCCATTACTGGAGGCAATGCAACTGGAGCCGTTGAAGCATGGTTCGATAATTTAAGAGAAGAAGCAGGCATAGATCCAGAGGGTGCAGCGGGTAAGGTAACAGAAGCACTCGTGCAGTTTGGTATCCCAGGTCTTTATGCAGCGTCTGCTATTTCTAAAGTTGGTAAGTTAGCAACTGGTACTGGTAGAGCTGGTAGTTTACTCAGACCAGATAGATTTATAACTGCTCCTATGACTAGAGGCACGAGCACACTTCTAAAAAAGTTTGCACCTAAGACAAAAACTGCTCTGACTAACATAGAACGAAGACGAAGAATACGAGAGGGTGAAGTAAAGATCGGAACCAAAAGAGTTGGTGAAACTGATGCTCGTGATCTATCTCCGTTTCCTTTCAAAAAATCAAGAGACATTGAAACCAAATCACAAAAGGTTGGAAGATACGCAGTATTGGCAACTGGTGCTGGTTTTGCAGATGCTATAGTTTCTACAGACGATACACAGACTCTTGGTGATTTCTTCGAAGCAGGTCCTACTAATACAATAGATGCCGTAGGAAAAGAGGGACAAGAAAGAGCCTTTGCTAAAATACTTAACAAAATGAAAGTTGGAATAGAAGGTGGAGTTGCAACTGCCGTGTTACCACCAGCATTTTTAGCGTCTTTGAATGTTGCGAACAGAACTCTAGCAGCACGACCCGCGGAGCTTTTAGATAAAATAAGTCCAACACTAGGAGCGGGTCTTGGAAAAGCGTTACCCACTGGTAAAGAGACAACAGTTCTTGATTTAGCTAGTGGATTTACTGTGCCTTTGGCAAGAGAGGGTATTAAATCAGCGACTAGAAACATACTCGCAAGAGAACAAGATATATTAACAAGAGGTTTAGTCGGAGAAGATTCAGTAGGAACATTATCTGGAATCATAGGTAGAATGGAAGCCATTGCAAGATACAGAGGTTTCTTAGATCCAGCCGTTGCAAGACTTAGGTCATTAATTAACCCAGAGGTTGAGGGTAATATCAAAGTTGCACAACAAAAAATGCAAGAGATTGATGATAAAATAAAAGAACTTTTAAAAACAGAGCGTTACAATAGTTTACCAGATCAACATAAAAAGAAATATATAGATAACTTTATGGATGTTCTTGAGGGTGCCGTTAAACGAAATGAAATTGACAGAACCGCACTTTCGGGAAGAAGATTAGAGGCAGCCGAAGAAAGGGCTGGTAAAATTGTTGATTTACCAGAAGATTTGTATCAATTATACAGACAAGCTAAAGATACTATAGAAAAACTTACAGATCAATTTGTGGACAGTAATGTGGTAAAAGAATTACCAGAACAAACTGTTGATGGTGGTATAACCAGAGGCGAGTTTCAAACACAAATAAGAAAAATTGCTAAAGAAGGTGGGTATCTTAGAAGACAATACAGAATATATAATGATAAAAATTTTAAATTAGATTCAGATGCCAAAGAAGAAATAGTGCAAAAGATTATGCGTAACGAAGGCGTAGATATAGGACATGTCAGAGGTATCTTGTCTGGAACTTCTCATAGATTAACAGACGCACAAGCACAAGAACTTTACGCAGGTCGTTTAAATTTTACTAGAGACCAGGCAACTAGATACATAGATGAAGTCACTAGTAAAGCAAAACAAACTGGAGCGAACATTGGTTTAGGGCAGAATAGAATCTTTCAGACTCGTCTTGATGTTAGTTTAATTCAAAAAAGAAAAGTAGACAGTGATGTGTTAAAAGCAATATTAGGAGAGATAAGAGATCCAAGAGAGGCTTTTATTTCTACTGTTTCAGAATTATCTAATTTTGTAGCAACTGATAGATTTTTACAGATATTTAAGGAGTCTGTTGATTCAAACATTGCGTCTGTTAATTTAAGAAATGCTCAAAGAGGAGCTGCACCTGGACTTGCTAGACCAACTGGAGCTGCACCAGTTGAGCCAGAAAAACAACTATTTTTTAAAATGGATGATGAAGTTGTGAATATTATAAGAAATAATCCAACTGAATTTCAAGGAGTTGATCCAGCAAACATATCAAGATTAAGTGACTTAGACTCAGAATCCATAAAAAAAGCTATAAATTTATTTGAAAAAAATAATCCTAACCATGTTATTTTAGGACGATCTGCCGACACAGTTGCTGGAGGAGACGTTACTGCGGGTGCTAACGCTACCAAAAGTATATACGGAACAATGTTTGGATACGCTGTGCCAAGAGTCATGTATAATAACTTAAGTTCTTCCGTTTATTTTAATCCAGACACGATGCCCACTCTTCTCAGACATATTTATGGGACTGCACAAAAATTAAAAGGTGCTACACAATACGCAAAAACTATTCTGTCTCCTTTAACTCAAATTAGAAACGTAACATCTGCTTCAATGTTTGCTTTGGCTCAAGGCAATTATGGTAAAGGGTCTAGTCTAGGAACATCTTTTAATACAGTGTTAAGAGATGTAATAGATAAAGAACTTAAGTTAAAAAACATGACATTCTTAGATTTGGAAAGAGATGGTAAAACATTAGACTTTCTTGTTGATATGCAAAAGCGAGGTGTTATTGGAAGTTCGGCACAACTACGAGAGATACAAGACAACTTAAGAAAAGGGTTAGGTTACGAATCAAAAGGTGATTATGTGGCAAGTCAAGTTAGAGGTGATTTACAGTTACCTGGAGAGGTTGCGGGTCAAGGTGGTAAACGAAGTCCAGAATTTAAAGTAACAAGACGCAGTAAACTAGGTCAGTTTTTTGAGGGGCCGTTAAATCTGGCAGAAGATCTATACAGAGGTGGTGATGATGTCTGGAAGATATACAATTACTTTTTTGAACTACAAAAATTAAAAAATGCCAGACGTAAAATGCACAGTGATGCCATTCAAGGCTTAAAAAGAACAAACAGATCTCCGACTTTGGATCAAATAGCAGGTGCTGTAACTAATGCAGACGCACAGTTTGCAAGGCATGTAAACTATCAAGGTCCATTGAGAGGAGCAGATGCTAAGTTAGATGAAGCTATAAATCAGTTTGCAGCAGACAATGTTCGTAATTTAGTTCCTAACTACGAACTTGTGCCTGATGTCATCAAAGGACTAAGAGGATTGCCAGTTGGTGATTTTATAGCTTTTCCAGCAGAGATTTTAAGAACTGGTTTTAATACTTTAGATGTGGCTATGAAAGAACTTACTAGCGACAGTGCAGCAATCAGAGAAATTGGTGCAAGACGATTAACAAATGCAGTGTTTACTTTCGGTGTGTTAGGTGAAGGACTACAAAGATTTGGTCAAATGATGACAAACACATCTGATGAGAAGTTAGATGCTATAAATAGAAGAGCTGCACCTTGGCAAAGAAACGCACAGTTGATACCAGTTGGAGAGGATAAAGATGGGAATCCAGAAGTTCTTGATTTCAGCCATACAAATCCATGGTCAACTCTATCAAAGCCTTTTCACACAGTATTAAAGTCTTTACGAACAGGCACGAAGCTAGATAAATCAGGTGTTGAAAATGCAACAAATGCCATCTATGAAGCTATGGGTGAGTTTTTTGAGCCTTTCTTTGGAGTGTCTATGATTTATGATGCTTTCATTGATGTGTTGCCAAAAGAGGGAATCACATCTTTTGGTGTAGGAAGAGGTGGAGTAACACAATCTGGTGCTAAAGTTTACAAAGATGCAGACAGTAAAGCAATGTCTATTGAAAAAGGTTTTTTACATATATTGAATACATTGAAACCTAATATATTACCTATAAGAATACCAACTGGTGCAGATTTAGGAGTCACCAGTGGTTTGGAAGGTAGAGACTTTGAGCCTGTAAAATCAATAGAATTAAGCAGAGGAGCAAGAGGAGTTTTATTCCCAGAGGGTGGAGAGTTTTTAGGTTTTAATGTTAAGGCAGAAGAACCAACAACTGGTAGAGAATACACAAGAGCCGGTGAAATATTCAGAGCTTTTACTGGACTGCAAACTAACATCATAGACAGAGAGAAATTACTACAGTTTTCTGGTCAAGAGTTTAAAGGCGAAAGGTCAGGCGCAGCCACTTTGTTCAGTGATGCTTTGCGATTAGAAGATCCAACAGATAATCAAATGTTAGAAGCATACATAAGAGCAGATAATGCTAGATTAAAAGCCTTCAAAAAAATGAAATTAGCCTACGATGATTTTAAAAAGATGGGGCTGAGTGAAACTAAAATTATAAGAATTTTAAAACAAAAAGCGGGATTAGGTAATAAAGAAATACTATCTCTCAAAGCGGACAGATATATTCCATATCTACCAGACAAAAAGAAAAGACAAGATGCTTTAAGAAATGGAATTAGGATTCCTTTGAACGCAATACTAAGAGTGTACAGAAATAGATTCAATACAAGACTAACTCCAGAACCAGAGAAAAAAGAAGCACCAGATGTAAGAAATATTTTAAATACTGCACCTGTCAATTCACCAACAGTGGCACCTGTTTCACAGAACGTAGCACCAGAGCCTACTACAAACGTAGCACAGAACATAGTCAATGATGAATTATTTAGAACAGATCCACGCAACAGAGAGATAGCTGCCTTTTTAGGAGCTAATCCAGAATCTGTTCTGAAAAATATGCAGATCGCTAGGAGAACTGGATGAGTAGATTATCACCACATTTTACAATAACAGAGTTTGTTAAGTCACAAACGGCAGAAAGAAAAGGCATTGAAAACATGCCTGGAGATAAACATGTAGTTGCTATGATGGCATTGTGTGAGAATGTCCTTGAGCCTGTCCGTGAACATTTTGGTAAACCAATTATGATT